CATATAACATTGCTGCAGGCATATCAACAGTATATTCCACATCTTCAACACTTTTAAATGTTGATACATTTAGTCTTGCTTCTGTGGTTCAAGGTGAATTTCATGACCATGTTATGAAGGGAATGAAACTCATTGGAGAAACAAGTGGAGCAGAAGCTACAGTAACAGATGTTAGATTAATATCAGATACTATTGGTCAATTAACATGTTGTTTCAATGTACCAAATCCAAATATAGATGCAAATCCACAATTTGAAACTGGTACAAAAACACTTCGTTTAACTACAAGTTCTACAAACTCAAAACTAGCTGGAACAGTCACAGGATCTGCTGAAGCAAACTTCACTTCTTCAGGTTTATTAGATACTAAACAACAAACTATTCAAACAACTAGAGTTCCTCAGATTGAAAGAATTGATATAGAAGACCAGAGAGTTATCAATAATAGAGTAACAAAAGAAGTTGCTCAGAGTACAACAATTACAGGAGTTTCAGCTAGACTAATTGGTAGATCTTTTGGAGGCAGATTTGGAAGAAGAGGACGAGGAACAGATACTAGAGTTAGAAATAGAGTAAGAAGAGGAAGATTTAGAAGAGGAAGAAATAGAGGAAGAAGAGGTGGAAGGAATAGGGATCCAATAGCACAAACATTCCAAATTACTGATGAGTATCCTAATGGTATCTATCTCACATCAATTGATGTTTTCTTTCAATCAAAAGATGAAAGTATTCCAGTGACCTTACAAATTAGACCTGTTGAAACTGGACTGCCAGGATCCACGATAATACCGTTTGGTGAGGTAATTTTAGATCCGAGTGAAGTTAATATTTCACAGGATGCATCAATACCAACCAAATTTACATTTGATTCTCCTTTATATTTGCCAGGCGATAATGAACGTTTTGCAATTGTTTTAATTTCTAATTCACTAAATTATAATGCTTGGATATCAAGAATGGGAGAGGTAGACATATCTACTGCTGGATTACCTGATGAACAACAAGTTATAATTAGTCAACAACCATACTTAGGATCTTTGTTCAAATCACAGAACGGTGCTACATGGGATCCAAGTCAGTTTGAAGATTTGAAATTTACCATTTTCCAGGCGGAATTCAATTCAGAAACAGCGGGTGTAGCTAGATTCTTTAGTCCACAGTTACAGGAAGGTAATGATCAAGTTATAACCTTACCAGAAAATTCAATTACTGCTCTTTCTAAAAAGGCTGTGGTTGGATTAGGAACAACCATTCCAGATACAGCTGGATTAGTCCCTGGCGTTACAATTAGTCAGTTTGGTAATTTAAATGCCTCTGCAACTTTAATCAATGTTGCTGGTGTTGCAACTATGGGTGGGCCAAATGATTTAAGTATTATCAATCCTGGCGTCGGTTATACACCTTCAAGTGGTTCTCTTACATACTCTAGTGTCCCAATGGTTACTCAAACAGGTGAGGGAACTGGAGCGGTTGGAAACATTACAGTTAATAATGGAGTGATAAGTGCAGTCACTCTTACTGATGGTGGTAAAAACTTTGCAGTTGGTGATACTTTAGGAATTGGAACACTTGGTCTTGGAAATGGAAGTGGAGCTGTTGTTTCTGTTGGTTTAATTACTGAGAGAAATAGTTTAGTGATTGATAACATCCAAGGTTCATTTAACACTGGTATTGGAACAATTGGATTCAATAATGGTTCACAAGTTCTTGGATTAGATGGAACCACTGGTATTGGAACCACTGTTGAAGGTAATATCGGAAGTGGTGTAACTATTACAACCTTTGATGTTGATACAGACAATGATGGATTACATTTTAAAGTTGATCATAGATCTCATGCATTACACGCTTTTAATAACCTAGTTACAATATCTGGTGTTGACTCTGATGTTCCTGAGACAAAATTAACTGCTGATTATGACAATAACTCTCTATCAGATATACCTGTAATCGCAGCATCTAATTTTGCAACATTCGAGGGTGTTGGTGTCGGAACAACAAATTATGGATATGCGATTTTAGGGGATGAAATTATTTCTTATACTGGTGTTTCAGATAGTTCGATTACTGGTATCACCACTAGAGGTATTGATGCTACAATTAAATCAAGTCATTCATCTGGAGATGTAATTAAAAAGTATGAATTTGCTGGAGTTTCTCTCCGAAGAATCAATAAGACTCATGATATGAACAATCCAGCTGCAACTGTAACAGATCCAAAAGATTTAGATTTCTATCATATCAAAGTTGATATGAATAGTGATGGAACAGACAGAAGTGGCGGAACTTTACCAGATCGATTCTTCTCATCAACAAAACGTGCTGGTGGTTTAAATGTAACTGCAACACAAAACGTGCAGTTTGAAACTCTCACACCTAATGTTCAAACCTTACTACCAAATGCAACAACTATTGGTGGTAGAGTAAGGACAATCTCAGCAACAAGTATTGATGGTTCTGAAACATCATTTGTTGATCAGGGATTTGTGGATATTACACTTGATGATATGAATCATTTTGAAACACCTCGAATGATTGCGTCTAAGGTAAATGAAGATAGACAATTAACAGATTTACCTGGCAATAAGTCAATGACATTTGAGTTTGCAATGACTAGTGCAGATGACAATGTTTCACCAGCCATTGATTTGGATCGAGTTAGTGCAATATTAACCACAAACAGAATTAACAGTCCTGTTTCCGATTTTGCATCAGATTCGAGAGTTAATCAAACAGGTCAAGATCCTTGTGCAGCAACTTATGTTTCTAATTTAATTGTTTTAGAAAATCCAGCAACAAGTCTTAAAGTTCAATTTGCTGCATATCGAAGAGACAGTTCTGATATTAGAGTCATGTACAAAGTTCTTTCTGAAGGAGAATCTGAAAATAGTATGGAAAAAGATTTTGATTTATTCCCAGGCTTTGCTAACATAGATCAAAATGGTAATATTATTAACAAAACTAATAATAACGGAAAACCTGATGATCCTGTAACACCCACTGTTCATGAAACATTTAAAGATTATGAATTCACACTTGAAGAGTTAGCACCATTTACAAGATTCCAAATCAAAATTGATATGGTTGGAACTAATCAAGCACAACCACCATATATTAAAGATCTTAGAGCTATCGCACTTGCATGATGGAAGAAGAAATTGAACTAGTCCCTGTCGAAGGTAAAATCGGACTCTATCGAGATTCCGATTCTACAGCTATCATTAATTGTGACAAAAAGGCGTATTTGGATTATATGAAACGCAAAAAAATCTCAAAAGCTAAAAGTAATGAGTTGAATAAAATGAAAGAAGACCTTGATAATGTAAAGGGTGAACTAGGAGAAATCAAAGGCCTCTTATCTACTCTTGTTCAAAAACTAAATAATTAGAAAAATGGCACAACAGGTAATCACTTTTGATCCAGATGTCGCTGTTCCATATGGTGTAAATCTTACCATATTTTCTGGTGCTGATTTTAACACTACTTTTACGATTAGAACTTCTGCTGGTTCTAGTATAGATTTTTCTAACTATACTGGAAGAAGCAATATGAAGAAATCTGCGATTGGAACTGCAAATACTTTTGGCGTGACACTTGGAGACACAGATGGTAAAGTTACTCTTTCTATGGGTTCAACTGTAACTAGAAGTTTATCCGAGGGTAGATATCTATATGATGTTAACGTAAGTTCTGGTTCCACTTTCTTTAAAATTATAGAGGGTAATGTGCTTGTCAGAACAGGTATTTCAACTTAGAGGTGAAGAATGGCTCAACCAAGTTCCAGAGAAGGATTAATAGATTACGCAAAAAGACAGTTGGGTTTTCCTGTCTTAGAGATTAACGTTGCAGATGAACAGTTTCAAGATCTGTTAGATGATGCTATTCAAATATATCAAGAGAGACATTATGACGGCATCGCAAGGATGTATTTGAAATATAAGATTACGCAAGATGATATTGATAGAGGACAAGCAAGAGGAGGAGATTCCACTCTTGGAATTACAACAACCACCACAACATCAACAGTTGGTTTATCAACAACTTTTGATCTTGAGGAGAATAATAATTATATTCAAATGCCTCCATCTGTAATTGGAGTTAATAATATTTTTAAAGTTAGATCAGATACAGTTTATGATGGTTTGTTTAATATACGATATCAATTATTTTTAAATGATTTATATGCCTTTGGATCTATCGATCTTCTTCAATATTCAATGGTTCAAACTAAATTAGAAGACATCACTTTCTTATTAAATCCAAATGTAAGATATAGATTTAATATTCGTCAAGATCGTCTTTATATTGACGTTGATTGGGCAGCTGCAGTAAACGTAGATGACTACTTTGTGATTGATTGTTTCCGTGTTTTAGATCCAAATGATTTCACAAAAGTGTACAACGATCAGTTTTTAAAGAGATACTTCACTGCGTTATGTAAAAGACAATGGGGTCAAAACTTAATAAAATTCCAAGGAGTTCAATTACCTGGCGGTATTCAACTAAATGGTCGTCAAATCTATGATGATGGAGAAAGAGAGCTCGCAGAAATCAGAGCGAAGATGTCCAGTGATTACGAAATGCCACCACTTGATATGATTGGATAATGTTAAATCCATTTTTTCTACAAGGCTCTAAAGGAGAGCAAGGTTTAGTACAAGACTTAGTTAATGAACAACTAAGAATGTATGGCATCGAGTGTCATTACATTCCTCGTAAGTTGATGACATCAAGAACAATTATGAAAGAGGTGATTGAATCTAGATTTGATCAAGCATTTCCTCTTGAAGCATATTTGATGAATATTGATGGATATGCTGGATCAGGAGATGTTCTCACAAAGTTTGGTATTAGAGTTACCGATGAAGCAACATTTGTAATATCTAAAGAAAGATTTGAGGAAGCAGTTGCACCATTTTTAGAACAACAGGAAGATGATTATGAATTATCAAATCGTCCAAAAGAAGGAGATTTAATATTCTTTCCTTTGGGAAAAAGAATGTTTGAAATTAAGTTTGTAGAACATGAGAGACCATTTTACCAACTACAAAAGAATTATGTCTATCAATTACAGTGCGAATTATTTGAATATGAAGATGAAGTCATTGATACAAATGTAAATGCAATTGATGAAGTTGTTCAAACAGAGGGTTATATTGCAAGATTAGTTGTGTCAGGTATTGGTAGCACTGCAACTGCAAATACAACTCTTAATTTTGGTGCGGTTCAACAAATATTTTTACAGAATGATGGATATGGATATCTCACCGCACCAACTGTTTCAATTAGTACATCACCTGGCGTAGATGCGACTGCGGTTGCAATCATGACATCTCGATCTGGTATTGGAACTGCAAAATCTATCGATAAAATTCTTTTAATCAATCCTGGCAGTGGATACATCGGAATACCCACTGTAACCGTGCCAGGCACTGGTATAGCGACTGCTGGCATCACTACTTTAGGTTCGGTAGGTATTGTTACAATTACGTCTGGTGGTTCTGGTTACACTACTACACCAAATGTTGCGATTACTACCGCACCATCAGGAGGAACAGACGCAGCTGCTGAGGCAGTAATGGTTGGTGGAACGATCAGTGCAATCAGAATTAGTAATGCTGGTAGTGGATATACAACTGCACCAACGATTACAATCGGCGCTGCAACATCAATAGGAGATGGTGATTATATCTTCAATGAAACAGTTCAAGTATCATCAGATTCTTCAGAAACTGCAAGAGTTAAAGTATGGGATGCAAACTCTAGAACTTTGGATGTAAGTATGTTAACTAAGATGCAATTTCAAGTTGGCGAAAAGATTAAAGGTCTTGAATCTGGTGCAGAATATGTAATACTATCAGTTGATTATGATACACCAAATGATTATCCAAATTCACAATATAAGGCGGATCAATATAATGATAATGCAGACTTTGAAACCGAAGCTGATGCCATTTTAGACTTTTCTGAGGGCAATCCGTTCGGAACATTCTAAATAGTTAGAAAGCTTTGATATGTTAGGTACTTATTTCTATCATGAAATATTAAGAAAGACAGTTATCGGTTTCGGTACTCTCTTTAATAATATTAACGTTCGACACAAAGATGCGAGTGGGACAAATTTTAGTGTCTTGAAAGTGCCATTGGCTTATGGGCCAATGCAGAAATTCTTGGCAAGAATTCAACAACAACCAGATTTAGACAGAGAGACAGCTATAACTCTTCCTAGATTATCCTTTGAGATGCAAGGATTACAATATGATCCAACTCGAAAGACTGGAATCGCACAAACATTCCTTACAAAAAATGGAACGAATGCAAAAAAAGTTTATATGCCTGTTCCATACAACGTAGGGTTTGAACTTAGCATTATGGCAAAGTTAAGTGATGATGCATTACAAATATTAGAACAGATTGTTCCTTACTTTCAACCATCATTTAACATCACAGTTAATTTAATTAGTTCAATAGGTGAGAAAAAAGATATTCCAATAGTTTTAGAAAGTATAAACTATAGTGACCAATATGAAGGAGGTTTTGATAGTCGTAGAATTATAATTTATACTCTATCATTCACCGCAAAAACTTATCTGTTCGGCCCAGTTGCAGATAATCCAGAAGGTCTTATCAAGAAAGTTGATGTTGACTACTATACTGATACTAATATTAAAACTGCAAGACGTAATATTAGATACAGTGCAACACCAACTGCAAAGGAAAATTATGATGATGATACAGCAACAGTTATTGATGGTGCAATATCTGAGAAGGTCACAACCTTCAAGGTTAGTGCAACCACCGATCTAGCTGCAAATCAGAGAATTATCATTGATACTGAAATTATGAAAATTAGAAGTATCAGTGGTCAGAATATAACCGTGTTCCGTGGTCATGATAACACGATTGCTGCTAAACATGAACACAATACATCTATTGGTGTTCTCAGTGCAACTGATAATGCATCAATTGAATTTGGTGATGATTTTGGATTTGATGAAATGACATCATTCTTTAGTGATGGTAAGGAATTCAGTCCTTCACAGGGTATAGACATCTAGGAGAGTTATGAAAAATTTTGATTCTATCGAGGAAGCACTTAATGTTGATACAGAGGTCGTTGAAAACGATAAGATTGAACCTCGAAAGAATCAACTGAAAAAGAGTGACCAAAACGATTCTGAAAAAGATTATGAATACAGTCGTGCAAACTTATACTCTCTCGTTGAGAAAGGACAAGAAGCAGTGAATGGTATATTAGAATTAGCACAAGAGTCAGACTCTGCAAGAGCATATGAAGTCGCTGCAACTACAATCAAAGCAGTTGCAGATACAACAGACAAACTTATTGACTTACAGCAGAAGATGAAGGATCTTGAACAAGATCCAAACAAAGGGCCTACAAATGTTACAAACGCATTATTTGTAGGTTCAACAGCGGAGTTATCAAAATTAATCAAGAATCAAAATAAAGATGATAAATGAAATCTCCAGAACTATCAGAATTTTTTAGTCTTCTCGGAAAGGCCAAGAAAGAAAAGAAAGAGGAGTTTGATAATCTTCTCAAGGAAGCAGACATCAATCTTGATGTCCTAACTTCGTCTGTCGTTACTGGAATCAAGGAAGCAAAAGTAAACATAAAAAAACAAAAGAAGAAAGAAGAAAAATTAATTGAACAACTAGATTCGATAATAGATGTAATCGAAAATCCAAAAGAAGTCAAAGATATCACAGAACCAGCAGTGACTGTTGGAGTGCCTGAAGATTTTGATGTGTCTTCTTTAGAGGACGCTGATGATAATCCATCATTTGAAGTTGTTGATTTAATCAAACCAGAACCGATTAAAACACCAAAGATAAGTGATACCGTTGCACAGGCAATTAAGTTTATTGAGGAAACAAATCTAAAAGAAGAAATTGAAAATTCAGATGAGACGAGTTTAGATAATCTTAAATCAGAAATCAAACAAGTTAGAGATATATTATACAAAGTTCTTGCACACGGGCCAGGATCTGGTGAAGTTAATCTTTTAAAGCTTGATGATGTTGATGAAGATAGTGCAAAGGTAGATGGCAAGGTTCTTCAATATCAAGCGTCAACTGGTAAATTTATAGGTGGTTCTACTTCAGGGATTGGAACACAAGATAGTCTAAACACATCAGGAATCATCACTGCTGCACAGTTCTCAGGATTCAGTCATCTAATAGCACCACACGCATCAACTAAGACAATCACAGTCAAGGTTGCGAGTAAGATAGATGGAGAACACAGATATTATGGAAGTGGAAGTGATAACGGATATGTTTTAGATAATGTTCAATCACCATTTCTTACACTTACTCCTGGCAGAACATATCGTTTTGATGTGTCAGACAGTTCAAATAGTAGTCATCCATTTCGATTCTATCTTGATGCTGCAAAGGCAACTGCATATACAACAGGAGTTACAGTTGGGTCAGGTTATGTTGATTTAGAAGTTACAGATTCCACACCTACAATTCTTCATTATCAGTGCTCATCTCATGGATATATGGGCAATGCGATACAGATAAATTCAAGTAATGCAATCAAGTTAAACAGTCAGGACGCATCATATTATCTAAACTACAATAATTTTTCAAACACTCCAACCATACCGTCAAACAATAATCAGTTGACAAATGGTGCTGGATATATCACAACTTCATTCACTAATACCAATCAACTCACAAACGGTGCTAACTTTATCACCGCAAGTGATAACATTACAGGGACTTCTGCTGGATTAACAGGGACACCAAGTATTACAATTAACGGACTGACTGCAGCGACTGGAACATTCAGTGGAAACGTAACTGTTGGTGGTGTCTTAACATATGAGGATGTAACAAATGTAGACTCAATCGGAATCGTTACCGCAAGAGCTGGAGTTTTAGTTGGTAGTGGTATCACATTGAGTAAAGACGGTGATGTATTTGCAACAGGTATCACAAGTTCAACTAAAGTTCATGTTGGTGTAGATACAGGAGTTTATGGTGAAGATTTAGTAGTAACTGGAGATGCCAGAGTCACTGGTATTTTAACAATTGGTACAGGTTCGATTGTTCTTGACCCAACTGCAAAACAACTTCGTGGTCTTGAAGAGATTGTTATTGGTATTGCAAACACAATCACTATCAAACAAGATAGTAAAGGTGAGATTGAATTTACTGATGCAGTTGGAACTCCTAAGTCTGTTGGAATTGGAACCACTGTATCTGTTAACACATCTGGTATTATCACTGCATCAAGTTTTGTGGGTGGCTTTACGGGTGACTTAACGGGAACAGCGTCTAATGCTACCACGGCAGCGAATGCTGTAACACTTAATGACTTAGCTGGGTCACACTATCTTAACTATAATAACTTTACAAACACACCAACCATACCCTCTAATAACAACCAACTTACTAATGGTGCTGGTTTTATTACTGGGTCTGCCCTGAATGCATCAAATCTAAATTCAGGAACAATACCAGATGCAAGATTCCCATCTACACTACCAGCGATATCTGGTGCAAACTTAACTGGTATTGCAGCGACTGAAAATATCAGAACTAATACAAACGCAACCTTCCTACAGAATGTAAACGTATCTGGAACTACAACTGCAACAACATTTATTGGTGATTTAACTGGTGATGTAACTGGTGACTTAACAGGAACCGCATCAAACGCCACACTGGCAGTCAGTGCTCAAGGTTTAACAGGTTCTCCAACAATTACTATTACTAATGTAAATGCTGTTGATGCAGTTATTAGTGGTAACTTATCTGTTGCTGGAACGATTACATCTCTAGATCAGAATGATATCTCTGTAACTGGTATCATGACCGCATCTGCTGGTGTGGATCTTGGAGATCCAGGCATTGTCACACTTTCAAGTGATACTTTAACAACTACATCTACAAGTGCAGATACAATATCAAGTATCTCTGCAACAGTATTTCGATCTGCAACTTTCCAAGTTCAAGTGACAAGAGGAACTCAATATCATATGACAACAATCAACGTGATTCATAACGGAACAGTTGCGTTTATGAGTGAGTATGGAACGATTCGGACAGGTGCAGTTCTTGCCACATTTGACGCTGATATTAACAGTGGTAATCTAAGACTTCGTGCAACACCTACGTCTGCCGATTCCACAGTATTTAAATTATCTAAGACTACAATAAAAGTATAAATATACTTGAAGATACGATTCATTCATGGCTAAGAAGTGTCCGCCAGGCAAATATTACTGTTTTACAGATAAGAAATGTAAGAAGATTCCTCGTGGGTATCACATAGGTGCTCGTGGATATCTTGCAAGAGGAGATAATCGTTCTGATAGTGGAAATGGTAACGGTAACGGCAATGGTAACGGAAGTTCTAACGGAAATGGGAACGGCGGGAATGGTTCTGGAAATGGTAACGGTGGTTCTGGTGGTAATGGTGGTGGCAATGGCGGTGGTGGAATGGGTGAATCGATAATTTACGAAAAGTCAAATCCTCGTATTCCAAGAAAAGCAGGACAACCAGCAAAATCTAAAAAACACTCTGACTTATATACTGATGAAGATCCTAAAGGAACTATTCATGGACTTGGTTTCAAGGACGTGGCTAAAGCAAAAGCGTCTGTCTCAAAAATCAGGAATTCTTCTAGATCGCATGCTCATAAGATTCAAGCGGCTGTTGCTATGGAACAAAGGGCGAGAGAGATGGGTAAAACCTCTGAAGCGGCTGTCTACAGAAAATACATCAATGCAATGAAAAAGAAAACTAAGAAAATGAACGAAGCAGCAAACCCTGCACAACAAGCTGCGATTGCAATTGATATGAAGAAGAAAGGTAAGAAACCTAAGAGCGTAAAGGAGGAGACCATGACTCCAGCACAGAAGAGAAAAGATACCATGTTGAAGAAAAAATATGATAAGTCTGATATGAAAAAGAGCATGCAGAAACAATATGGTAAAGAAGAAGGTAAGAAGGTTTATTTTGCAACGATTCGCAAACAGGCCATGGAAGGTGTTGAAGATGATAAATATAATGTAAGCGAAGAAGGTCTTCGTGATTGGTTTGGTAAATCAAGTGGTACTACCAAATCTGGACGTAAGGTGAGAGGATGGGTTCAAGTTGGTGGTAAGTATGATGGTAAACCATGTGCAAGACAGCCTGGCCAGAAATCAACTCCTAAGTGTGTGTCATCTTCCAAGAGAAGGTCGATGAGTAAGAATGAAAGAGATAGTGCTGCAAGAAGAAAGAGAGCTGCTGATCCAAATCAACCACAGAAGTCAGGTGCAGCAAAACCAACTAATGTTTCTACTGATCCAAAAAGAAAAATGAAAAAAGAAGAGTACACCGTAGAAAATATCTTTAAAGGTACAAAGGGTGATGGATATCTTGGAAAAACACCAATACCAAATCCTATTCGTCTAACTAAAGATGTGGTTGATACTGTAAATAGACAAACTAA